AGAGGACTATTATCCAATCATTCAGGGGCGTGTAAACTGGGCAAAGGCAGAACGCAACAAGGGGATCTTAGATGGGACGCAAAAGCAAACTGACGGATAAAGCACGGCGGGAGATCCTACAAGTAATCTCTGTGGGCGGTTCTAAGTCTCTAGCGTGCAAACATGCAGGAATAACTTTAGTCACGCTCATGAACTGGATCAGACGAGGCGAGCAAGCTAACAAGGGACTCTATCATGATTTTGTTTTGGAATTTCGACAGGCTGAGGCAAGACCGGATATTATGGCGATGGGTATTGTACACAGAGCCGTAAAGGATGGAGATGTTAGGGCGGCCCAGTGGTGGCTAGAGAAAAAGACAGGATGGGGACAGAAAGACGAGCCACAAGTACAGATCGCAATCACGCCGGAGAATATGAGCGTTACCCAGCTGCTAGCAGAAGCGGAGCAAGTCAGTCAGAACATGGCACAACTAGCGCCGCCGATTATTGATCTAGATGAGGAATAGGGATCGCGTATAAAAATAAATTGCTCAAAGGTGCATAAATATGTTGACACTATAGAAATATGTTGATAATATAAGAGTACACAACAACAACGGAGCAAAAAATGACTATCACACTATCGAAACAATTTGATTTCTGCGGCTGTAAAGATGTATACATGAACGGCAATAAAATCGGCGATGTAATCAAATACGACGATGGCACATTTGAAATCAGAGTGTCAAAATTACAACGATCCACAACAGGCGGATCAGAGACTGTATACAGAATGATCAACACAGATAAAGAATCAATGATCATTACTCTTGTATCTAACTTTATCAATCAACACTAAACAACGGAGCACAACATGATCACATTTTCAGAGGTATTAACTCGGTTAATCAAATCATCAAAACAAACACCGGATGAGATCGCATATAAAGTCGATGTATCAATATACACTTTGAGAGCATGGATCACAGGGATCTACTATCCTGAAAGAATCTATCTCATGAGACTAGCGAAGGTTTTATATCCTAACAATCAACAGGCAGGATTAAATATTCTAGAAAGCACTATAAGTATAGAACAACGGAGCAAATAATGACAACACAAGAACGACAAGAGATCAAAGACTGGGGGCGCACTGTCGTACGTCTACGTAGAGAGGGATCATTCTCTGACCTTCTACACGCTGAGATCAAAGTATCTGATCTGACAGTCAAAGAGATTGCAGCAGCATGCAACACTTCAAGCGCATCTATCAACAAATGGAAAGGCGGTGAAGTGTATCCGGCTGTACATTACCTTTATAGGCTTGCAAAGTGCTTGCACCCTGTAACGGATGTTTCAAGTGCTTACATGCTGTACACAATGAAGATCAACGCAGAGAGAGCATAGGGGGCGGCATGATTATTGTACGCAATACAGCAGAAAAGCGAGTCTTGATCAACATTGGCAAGATCTCGCACATCGAAGAACGCACAAGCAAATTGCTGATCTTCTTGGAATGTGGCGAGGTTGTATGCTCCTCTGAAACATGGGAAGAGGTGATTATTAAAATCAAATCGATCGGAGGCGGCAATGTATAGAGTATTGATCAAGTACAGCAGGGAAAAAGGTTGGATTGAAAAGAAATTTGATCATATTGTAGAGGCTCTGAATTGTGTTAGAGTACATCATCACACTAGATTGATTTATCCGTGCGACTCCATTGCTGAATATATTCAGGGCACAATGATTGATCTACGGTGATTATTTGATTGATAGTTGTTTGTAGGGAGCTGGCTAACTGCCAGCTCTCTTTTTGTGTCAAGACTGTTTATATTTTGATATATTGGGCGCATGAACAAGCAACACCTGATCAAGTATCTCCAAGTTAGCAACAAACTAGAAACGATCGCGCGTGAGTATCCCCTTGCTGTGGCTCGTTTGTGGATCCCTCATTGCCATAGATGGGACGGAAAAGCCAGCCAGTCAGACAGAGAGCGAGGATGCGGACAGCCTATGCAGTTCGTAGGTAATGGATTGTACACCTGCGCACATTGCAACATCACAGAGCGCAGAACATCGCAGCGGGAAGGCATCGCGCACGCTCTGCGGCATTCTGAAGCGTTTTTATTGAGTGGAGGTAACAGAAGCGGCAAGACCGAATCAGGAGCCGGAATGCTGCCTGTAGCGTTTGCTGCTGGCTCAAATGAATGGTGGGTGAGGGAGTGGGCTGCACTCAATCAGATCCCGATCGAACTGCTACCAAAAGAACCGAGTGAAGTCTGGGTATCTGCGCTGTCATATGGCGACGCACTGACATATCTACGCCCAAAGATCGAGAAGTATTGCCCAATCAATACAAAGTTTGTACGCTGGAAAGCACAAGATCGCGCGCATGCATTGCTACCCAACGGCGGCAAGATTATGTCAATGTCAGCTGAGTCAGGCCGCGAAAAGTTTCAAGGCGGGGCTGTGTCTCTTGTCGTACTCGACGAAGAGCATCAAAAGCCGATCTTTGATGAGTGTATGTTGCGTTGTATCGACTTCAAAGGCAAGGTAATCTGCACAATGACACCGCTGAAGGGGATTACATGGGTGCATGATGTATTTATCGAGAATCCCCAGACTGGATACGGCTCCTATACGATCAGCGGGCTAGATAATCCGTACGTGTCAAGCGTCAAGATGCGCAAGGCAATTGCACACATGAGCGAAGCCAGCCAGCGATCGCGCTTGTTTGGAGAGTTCACAAATCAACAGGGTATTGTGTATCCGGAGTTTGATCGCAATGTGCACATTGTTGAATCATTTGAACCGCCTGCACACTGGCCACGAGACAGGGCGATCGACTTTGGTGTAAGGAATCCATTTGCCTGTTTATTCTTTGCACATGACGAGCGCGAGGATGTATTGCACGTATACAGGGAATACTACAAAACTGAGAAAACAAGCCTTGAAAATGGTAGAAATCTCAACAATATACAAAGAAGATACAATGAGAATTATCGCTGGACTGTATGCGATCCTGAATCACGCGACGGCCGCATGACACTTATGAGAGAATGTGGGATCGAGAACAAGCCAGCGCCCAAACACTTGGGAGTCGTAGAAACGATCAACTGGGTGAAAGAGCGCCTTGCACTGGATGCAGAAGGCAACCCGCACCTTGTGATCCATGACAACTGCAAAGCACTGATCAAAGAGTTCAGACTGTACAGGTGGGCAAAGTCCGAGAAGGGCGACAGACCACACAAGGCAAATGATCACGCTTTGGACAGTTTGCGCTACGAAGTATCTTTTTTGAAGCGTTGGCAGATGCACCAATAGAGGATCGACAATGGAACAAACACATTTCAGCAAATGGCTTCGACAGCTCATGAATCGAAACGACATCACGATCGAGCAGCTGGCAAATAGGGCGGGCGTGTCTCGTAAAGATGTACGCAACTGGATACGGGGCCGGAGTATTCCGAAAACAGCATATTTTGTATTTTTGCTCAAAGCACTCAGCCAGCTGACAGAGTGCGAAGAAGAGATCCTGTATACAAATGCAAGCACCGCGATCATGAGGGATTCATAAAATAAATACAAAAAAGTGTATAAAGTTGTTGACAGTGTATAAATATGTTGCTATTATATAAGTATAACAAACAACAACGGAGCACAAAATGTTTTCAACTATCAAAACAAGTTACAAAATGACAAAAGCAAACAACGGCATGATCGGTTTGATTGAATACGGGACGTATACAAAGCGCGTCAAAATGCAAGCTTGCAAGAACCCTAAGACCAAACAAGAGTCATTTGTAATTACAAGCGAAAACAAAGAAACTAGAAAGCACTACACTGAAGCAACTGTATTGATGACTTGGCAAGAGCTGCAAGATCGTATCAATGGCAAAGCACAAGGATGTTTTAGAGTTGTATTTGCAAAATCTACCAACTACCTAGAATTCAAATCAATCAATAACATGATGAAATACTTTCATAGCAAAGTATAATCAATCAACAAAGCAGGGGGGGGCAATCTCTCCCCTTTTCAACAACGGATACAACATGAACAATCTCGACAACTTACTCCAACTAACAAAAGCACAAAAGGATCTCCGCTGGCTCAAGAAAGCCTTTTGGAATGTGCGCCGACATCTTACAAACAATCCTGATGATCTACAAAATGCAGAGCGTCAACTGATCGAAATCAAGACGATGCACGATGAGACAGAGCGCAAGATCAAAGAATTAAATAATGCAATTACGTTGAACAGTCCTATATTTAAGCCAAGCAAGCCAGCAGAGCACAGACAGCGATTCAGTGGGCCTTATGTTGATCTATGTACCCCGCTTGATTTGTCGTATGATTGCAGCACTGGATCGATCACAATTAATCTTGATGGGCAAACTGTAACAGTTGTAGCGGGCAATAACAATGTTTAGAACTGATATATTTAAAAGCGCGGGGCAAGAGATTATCGAGTATTTCTTTGATCAAATCTATGATCTGTTAGCCAGTGAAGATCCGCAGCGAGTAAAGACACACATACAGAAGATCCAAGAGTTAGAGGCTAGAGGCTGCATACAGATTCACAATAGTTATTTAGACCGCTACACATTCCACGCAACAATCCACAAGCCAAACTCGGCAGGCTACACAGTGGCGATAAACAGTATTGGCCGCGCGTCTTGCACTTGCCCCTCGTACTATCACAGACATTACAAAAAAGAGGGATACTGCAAACACATCATTGCGCTCGCTCTCATGCTGGAGAAACCACAGAGCGCAAAAAATATCGCTGTACAAATTATGCAAAGTTGATATACAATGATTATCTTGATTGGATTGAGGGATCCGGTTAATGTTCTTTGAGGGTCGCAATATGGGGATATGTGCGACCCTCGCCTTTTTTAGAAATCGATAGGCGTGTCAATACTCGCATAAATCTGATATAGTGCACTCATTGACAGGAGATGACATGCCGCAACAGAAACAACCTCCCGCGCCTACTAGCTGGCTGACTCGCTTTGTACCCTCGTTTATTGCTCGCGCATTTGGTCAAGTGCAGACCAATCCAAAAGTTCCAGAACACGGCGCAAGCTGGAGCACTGGCAACGGTGTTGCACCTGTATTCTCACCGCGTCAATCGATGGCTGTATTCGGCAAGCATGCATACACTCACGCCTGTGTAACGCGTGCCAGTCAAGATATCGCATCATTGCCTATCAAACTGTTAAGAGGGCGAGGAGAGGCACAAACAGAAATTGACGACCATCCAGTGCTCGATCTATTTC